ATCGGCTGCCATAAGTGTACGGTAGGTATCCTCAGAGAAATCCTGGTGACCGGGAGTGTCAAGAATGTTGATGCAATACCCGTTGTACTTGAACTGAAGTACAGAAGAAGTAACAGAGATACCCCTCTGTTTTTCAATTTCCATCCAGTCGGATACAGCGTGTTTGGCAGTTCTTTTGCCTTTTACTGAGCCTGCAGTATTAATAGCACCTCCGTAGAGAAGAAGTTTCTCTGTGAGGGTGGTTTTACCTGCGTCAGGGTGGGATATAATTGCAAACGTACGGCGTTTGCTGATCTGTTCTGTTAAATTACTCACTATATATATCTCCAATGCTTATTATTCCAAAAATATATTATACTTTTTGCGCTGATTTATGTCAAGATTTGGTGTGCTATTTATCGTGGCATCTTAATTTCTTGTTAATCATTTGTCGAATATTTATTCATACTCTTGACATTTTTTGTTAACTTTGATAAAATAACAATGTAATAAAGATCTTTCCTATTTTTCATATACCTTCCAAATTTGAGGCAGAAACTTGCGGGTTTCTGCCTCAACCCTTTATTCTGAAGAAAGTGTGTTGATAATTATGAGAAATATTGGTTTGTATATACATATCCCTTTCTGCGTAAAAAAATGTAATTATTGCGATTTTTTCAGCGTGAATTGTAATGATACGATGATGGATGATTATGTAGAGCATCTTGTATCTAATCTTAAGCGATGGTCTGTGAAACTCACCGACAGAATGGTTGATACTATATATTTTGGCGGTGGCACTCCAAGTGTATTGGGTACAGAGAGAATTCTCAGAATCCTTGATATCATACATAAGTGTTTTATTATCTCTGAGGACTGTGAAATTTCTATTGAAGTTAATCCTAACTCAACTGATAAACTGGATTTTAGTTCCCTCAAAAACTGCGGTGTGAACAGGGTTTCTATGGGTTTGCAGAGTGCTGATGATAATGAACTAAAACTACTTGGCAGAATGCACACAACAGCTGATGCTGTGAATACCATAAATGATTTTTATAAAAGCGGTATTGCAAATTTTTCATTGGATGTTATGCTTGGTATTCCTCTGCAAACATTCGATTCTCTCGATAAAACTCTTGATTTTTGCATAGATAGTGGTGCAACACATATCAGTACATATATGCTGAAGATTGAGGAGAATACACCATTTTATTATAATAAGGAGCAACTTGTTTTTGCTGATGATGACTTGCAGGCTGATTTGTATGAGTTTACTGTAAAGAAACTTAAAAATATCGGATTCAGACACTATGAGATTTCTAATTTCTGCAGAGATGATTTAATAAGCAGACATAATATGAAGTACTGGATACTTGATGATTACCTTGGCTTAGGTCCCTCTGCACATTCTTTGCTGGAGGGTAAGCGTTTTTATTATCCCCGAAACTTTAAGGATTTCTATGATAATAAAACTATATTTGAGTCTGATGGCGGTACTTGTGATGAGTATCTTATGTTATCTCTGAGAACAGACACAGGATTTGATTATGGAAAATATAAAGAGCTTTTCAATAGAGAACTTCCTGCCAGTGTAATTGCAGAGGTTCGGAATCTTGAAAAGCTCGGTCTGATAAATATATCCGATAAGAGTTTTGCTTTGAGTGAAAAAGGCTTTTTACTATCTAATTCGATTATATCAAGATTACTCAGTAAAGGAATCTGATAAACTTTATGTTATAGAAGTCACAGGCGGTAATATCATTGGTTATTATCATTGACGAAGACATTTTTCCTTTTACATTTCGACTAATTTACTATTTGAGATGATTTTGAATCTTGATATCTATATATGATATGAATATTTGAATTTTCTATCTCAATGTGGTCAATATAAGTTTTTAATAACTCTTGTTGTTTTTCAATGGGATAAGTATACCATACATTTCTAAGATTTGGTATAAGGTTTTGGTAAAAAAATATTTTATGTTGTGTTTTGTTCCGTGATGCAGCGAGTGAATCAGCGGCTTTCAACTCATCGATAGTATCTAATATGGATGTATCTTTTCTTTGACTATATAATACATAAAGTTCTTTAATTTCTTCTTCGTGAGTTTTTATAGGCTTATTTCCTTCCTCTAACAGAGAAGAGATTATTTCATTTGCGTGATCTGATTTATAGAAAAGGTCTTCTAAAATTGCGCTTTCCAAATGAGCGGCCACGATTATTTTTGAAGGGCAATCGCCCGGATGACTTCTATCTTTTATACGATTATTACAGGAAATAACGGTTGTGCTGTTTTTATGGGCAAAATACTGATAATTGTTCCCGCAAACACCACATTTTATCATCTTAGTAAAAAGATGTACATTTGTATTTCCTTTTGAAAAGTATTGTTTTCTATTAGCAAGAATATTTTGAGTTAATTTAAACTTTTCAGCGCTTATTATTCCTTTGTGTCTAGCAGGAAACACTTCCTTTCCATACTTTTGAAGTCCTATATAAGTAACATTTCTGAGCATATAATATATAGTTCTTTCATGTTTTATACCCAACGTTTCTGAAATTTCTTGTAGGTTATATCCATCACAAAACAAACTGAACAACCTTTGTACTTTTAAAGCGTTTTCGGGATGAATTACCAACACTTTGTTTTCTTTATCATAAATGTATCCTAAAGGAGCTCTTGTTCCTCTCCAATATCCTTCTTTTATTCTTTCCAACAATCCCATCTGCGTTCTGATACGTATGTTTTCTCGCTCAAGCTGTGCAAATGCTGATAAAATGCCAATCATAGCTCTACCATATGGCGTTTCTGTATCTATGTTTTCATGATTGGAAACAAATTCTACTCCATTCTTTAAAAAAATATCTTCAATTAAATATAGTGTATCTTTTTGACTTCTGGATAATCTATCAAGTTTATAAACAACAACACGAGCAACTTTGTTGTTTATTATATCTTGAATAAGTTTTTGCATATCAGGACGATTGATGTTGCTTCCGGAAAAACCTCCGTCGCAGTAAATCACATACGAATCCCACTTTTTGCTTTTACAATAATTAACAAGACATTCTGTTTGTGCCTCGATACTGTATCCTTCTTCTGCTTGAAACTCAGTTGAAACTCTTATGTAGATGGCGGTATAACGCGAAACAGACAAAGGGATTGGCAAGATTGTATTCATAGTAAACTCTCCTATATTAATAATTTTATTATATTGTGACATAACTTTTATCAAAAGACAAATGTGCAAAAATTAAATGTGCAAAAATAAAGAGCGTGGATTATTCCACGCTCTTTTATGCTGCATTTTTTGTGTTATATAAATTGACTTTATAATAGATTTCTATGTTGTCGCCTGTAATAACGACCTTATCTACAAAACATCTTACAACAGATTGCTGTTCTTCTTTTGAAAGATATTTCCACAAATCGCTTATTCTTACTTGATTATTCTGAATTAAAACAACAGACGGTTCTTCGGGTTTGTTTTCTATCTCATATTCTAATTCTTCTTTTAAACTTCTCAAAACCTCTTGATTTTGTTTAATAACTTCAAGTAATGTGTCATTATCACTTTCACCTAAAAAATTATATAGGCGACGGATCTTATTTTCCACGGCTTGTATTTGGTTTCTCAAACTTTCAACAGGATCGCCAAAATCAATAAGATACGATTTTGGAGGAACAGAAACTGCAACCTTGAATAAATCTTGCAAAACAATTTCTTCTACTTCGTGAGCCCATATAGAGTTAAATTTACAGCTATCACTCTTATCGGTATGCATATTATTCCTTGTTTTGTCTCTGGAATAACACATTATTTTGTAGCCTTTTTTTCGCCATGGAACATATCTCATTTTTGCTCCACAATCGCCACAATATAACAAACCAGTTAATAGATGATATTGTGTTTTACTTACATGATTTACAGCTCTTGCAGCCATGCGCTCCATGGTAAGATTAAATGTTTCTTCGTCAATAAGGGGTTCGTGTAGTCCCGGATACTCCTCGCCTTTATATGTAACAACACCGATATTGCTTCGCCTCTCAAGAATCTGTTTTACGATACGACCTCCATTAAAGCCAAACAGTTTGGCAAGTCGGCCAAGAGAATATCCTTTTAAGTATAGATAATACATCTGTTTTACAACAGCACTTTCTTCCGGGTGCGGAGTCAATATTCCTGTGTTTTTATCATATGTAAAGCCGAAGGGAATGTTTCCTCCGCCTTTCCAATAGCCTCTTTTAACTCGCTCAATCAGTCCCATCTGGGTTCTGATTTTGATATTTTCTCGCTCAAATTGGCTAAAAGCGGATATTATTCCGATCATAACTCTGCCATAAGGACTTGAGGTATCAAAACTTTCGTTAAGAGATATAAAAGCTATGTCATTTGGCACAAATATATCTTCAATAAGAAACAGAGTGTCTTTTTGGCTTCGGGAAAGTCTATCAAGTTTATATACAACAACTTTGCCGATTCTTCCTGCCTCGGCATCGACTATTAAATTTTGTATATCGGGACGATTCAATGACGCTCCTGAATAGCCTGCATCACAATATACTTTTATATTACTCCATCCCATAGCTACACAATATGCTTTTAATCGCTCTATCTGACCGTCGATACTAAATCCTTCTTCGGCCTGCTGCTCTGTCGATACTCGAACATAAAGTGCCACTATTCTTTCGTTGTAATTTATAATATTATTCATTATCTGTTATACCGTTAGTATTACTTTGTTCTGTAAGCATTTCCTGTGCACTTCTGCACAATTGACATACTGACTCGTCAACAACTAAAATGCAAAAATCGTTGTCATTGCTTACTCGTTCTCCGTTAATAAACTTAGTAGCCTGCATACTTACATTCTCCTTTTTATCTACTTGCATTCTCCGATTTTGTGTTCTGTTTATAATAAAATTGCGTCTATGTAGTAATATCCGCCCTTAGAAACAATCGACAACCCGATTGTATTGTATTCTCCACTTGTTAAACTTCCATTACTCATAACCTGTAATCTTGAAGCAATTGCGGAAGCACTCTTGTCGGAAGTGGTCTTCCAAATAATTTCAGAAGGCGCTGAACAAGATACTCCAAAAGTCTTACACATCTCATAAAGATTTCCGTAAAGAGCGGAATCGTAATCACTATGATTATATGTTGCCATATCAGCTGAACGGATAGCGGCTATCATACCTTCACTTGAGTTGGTTGATAATGTAAGTGAAGCTAAACCACTCGCAGTTCGCTCTGCATTTATTTGTGTTACAACATCTTGAGCTAAAGATGTGTTATAGTATAAACCTGTGCTTACTCGTGCATATTCTCCCGAGAGAGTGGATGCAACTTTGCTTTTGTCGGGAGTATCACCTGAGTCGCTAGTTGCTCTAACTTTACTGATTTCTGTAGGACCATCCTTTTTAGTAGAAATCAATTCTCCTTTATTTGAATAAGTTCTTGTGACAACGGTTTGATATGTTATTACCCAACCGCCCGTTGTTTCTGTGGTAATTATAGTCTCTGTTTGAGTATATGTTCCATTTCCGTTTGTAATTACCTCTGATTGTGTATTGTTATTATTGTTATTGCCAGTTCCGTTGTTATTGGATCCTCCGCCGTTATAGTTTAAGTTTGGGTAGTTTTGGAAGATATTATTGTTTCCCATATTGTTACTGTTGGTTGTACTGCCACTGTTGTAACTGGTGCCAGACGAAACAGCTTCTTTAGGCTTTTCGCAATCCACCCAATAATAGTTTCCATCACTATCAACTTTTCTTTCTTTGTATCCAATAATAACCCCGTTTTCGTTGTAAACGGCATATACATTACCAGACACTCTCTTGTAATTATCTGGAATCTCTGAACCATTGGGAACCGTATCTTTTAGAGGATTACCTTTCTCATCAACAGGAACAAAAGCATATGTATCATCTTCATTTCTTATATATTTGAAGTAAGAAACCGTACCATCCTCATTAACTACCTTATATACGTCATCTAATCCTTCTACTTTTTCGTAGTTATCAGGTATATCAGGATTAACTGTTTCCCATAACCAAGAACCATCGTCCTGCTTAGTTCTTTGGCGATATGCGGTTATAAGTCCATTTTCATCAACGACCATGTATAATTCGTCTTCACCGGGAACCGGTATGTAATTCTCAGGGATTTCCGGGTCAAGAACCCAATTTTTATCAGCATTAGGCAATTCTGCAGCACTCGCATTCCACCATATTGATGCAGTTGAGTTTATTATATTATCAGGTCTATTGGAGGGACTTTTTGATTTGAATACCCACGTACCCATAAATATTAAAACGAGAGCAACAAATAGCGTTAATAATTTTTTCATAGACAACTCCTCCTTTTGAGTATATTTCTTATATTAAACTGATGTAAATCAGTGGATATCGTATGGCGTATCTTATATAGATACGCCTTTTTTCACTTTGAATATACTGTTTTTTTTAGAAGTCGGATTTGACGATAGATTTGTTTCTGATGTTCCATCGCTATGTTCAATAGCAATAGTTTCGCATTTTGCAATGTTTTTCTTGATATGTTCTGACAAGTTACTGTAACCGACATAACTACTTATATCATCTAGTAACATTTTCATTACCGTTTCAGAAACAGATGTTGTTGAAGCAGTTTGCATGTACGCAAGCAATTTGCAAAACCTATCTTTCGCTTCTAATGCCTTATCGTGAATGAGTGCATTATAAGAAACTATGTCTTGCTGCCACAACTGGAGAAGAGGGCTTTTTATAACCGCTTTTTCTGCGACGTAATATCCGCTACTACCAGATGTGATTTTTAGCTGTTCATCTGTATAGGGGATCCATCGTATCCTATCTGTTTTCGTATCTGACTCATCGTATTCAGCCTCCGATATAATGCTGATTGTTTCATATACAATCGCACCTCTTAGCGGGGCAAGTCCTATAAGCTCTAATGAATCGGCATCAAGAATCTGTTTATATGCTGCGTTTGCTTCGCCTTTGAAATTCAAGGTTACGCCTTGTAAATCAGCCAAATATTGGCAAGCTTCTTTAAATCCACATTTGTTAGCCGCCATAACAAGTTCTATAACATCGCCTTTAGCCCCACAGGAATAGCAACGATATCCGTTACTAGTCAAATAACAGGAGCCGAAATGTTTATCATTATGACTTGGACAAATAATCTGAATTTTCGAACCAATACGTTTCATTGGAATTCCTAAAGAGATAGCTACGAGTTCTATATCTGTTATCTCTTTTAAAACAGAAACGGTGACATCCATAACATTCAGGCTCCTTTCTTAATGAATTTGATATTCAAAGTGATTTAACTCCGAATACCATAAAACAATCCTATAAAAATAGTGTCATATAAAATAGTTTTACATTAAAATAAGAAGCATTAAATGAGATGTATTAATTGAAGTTAGATTTTATGACCTTTAATGGCGGCTGTATCAATCATTTTTACAACAATACTGTCACCTTTATGAGATACAACTTCAAAATAACGGGTTTTTTCTTTCCAAGTGTGATTAGTCAGACAGATAGTTTCATCGTTCGCTTCTGCATTGACAATCATTTCAGTTAAATGGGCTAACATTTTTTCGTAATCGATTAAATTGATTCTGTTGAAGCAAGGAACTGAAGCTGAATTATGTAAAGGTGTGCCGTGTGGACAGCAATAATATAATGAATGAGGACCTGATTTTATTTCTAGCTGAGGAAAGTTTCCGTTATCGTCCGGTTCGTGATTTCCACAAACCACTTTAATGTCATTCCATATACCTGTAATAAGTGCCATATATTTATTCTCCTTCTTATTTAAAATATCTAAAACATCTGAATAACTCAGACATTAATTCTACTTGTGATTCGTACAACGAACTTTGAGTTTCAAACGTAACAATGTATTCGTGCGTTCCTGTTGCTATCATATACTGTGTCATTTTTATAGCAATTCCTTCGGTTGAATAAGAGGATTCTGCAAAAATCACATTAGAATCAGCATTGTATGACAACAACATATAATTAGGACGGCTCTTCGATGCAAACGCGGTGTAATCTAATTTACTGGCCTGCGCATAATTCGCTGTGCTTTCTGCTGCAACAACAGAAAATGTTGTTGCAGTTTCCGCCTCTTGTACTATAAATGAATTATCTGATTGAGCGATACTCCATGAGTCAGGTGCGACAAATTCATACTTACCAGCTTCACAGTATATAGGAGTGGTTCCTTCAGGGAAGGAATCTGATGGATGCCATTCGAATTCGTCAATCATTGCAATTACTAGATCTGCTATAGCGTCATAATGTTCGCTTTTTACTGTAAACAATAAATTAACCGTGCTATCTCTATCAAAATTCATTATTTCATAAAATATAGTTGATGAGTCATCGCTCATCTTCTGATACATTACATAATAACTTGTTTTTGATAGCCATTGAAACTCGTTCATTATACATCCTTTGTTAGTAACTCGTTGTTGTATATCAGATGCAGAAGTTAGTAACAAGTTTGGGGAATACGTTCCTGTTTGAATTTGACACGAAGTGGTAGAAGGACTATGTATAAATGTTTTATATCCATCTTTTGTAACTGCCGTCCAATCCTCAGGAACATAAACTACAGCTTCTTCGTTCGCAACCACGTGTTTTTGAAACTTGTAATCTGGTTTACTTTCGGTAGGTGTTGTGTTTTCGATAACATTGCCTGTAGGAGCGGTAAGTTCAGATTGACCTTGAAAATACACAATTATTAGCGATATTAGAACTGCTACAACAACAAAAGCAATCCAAGGGCTTTTTTTCTTAAACATTACGTCGCTCTCTCCTTAATACACTAAGTTGTTGTTAATTATGTTTTTGGCATAGTTTTCGTTAATAATTGAACCATTCGCGTCAATCATTATTTCTATGCCGCCAACTTCAATAAGTTTATTGGTTAAGATAACACCGTTTGAATCTACATAACGAATACTTCCGTTTTGATTCCTAACGAAGCAACTGTGTGCTATGTATCCAGTGTTTTGCGATGCGTACAGATAATTTCCGCCATATAAAAACCAACCATATACCTGCTTACCATTACCATCTACATAAACTGTATTGTATGAATATTGAGTTCCTGCAGTGAATTCATCTCCACATTGAACAAACTCACTTACAAAGAATCTCCCGTTGTAATAATACGTATCTCCCTTGATTTTGAATTTTCCTGCCTTTTTTAATCCGTTTTCATCAACATAAAAAGCACCTTTGTCAGAGATTTTGCAATATTCATATTTTTCGTTGCTTTTTCTGATAAAGGCGTTTGTAGCACCGGTTCCATCGATATAGTACACAGTTACATCACCGACAGTAACCTCTCCGTTTTCAGGAAAAGTAGGTTCTGTTGAAATTTCGTCAGGTGTCGGAAGATCAGGTTTAACGATAGGTTCAACGTATTCAGGCACATATTCTATACCTTCAGCCGAAGAAGCAAAGAACGAAATGGTCGAACCATTATAGGAACTGTATCCACATCCTTCAAACTCAAACCATTCTCTAGTTACCACAGCGTTGTCTTTTGTTAGGGTTTTTCCTGCGGTAGGATATATGTATATATAGTTAGCGTTTGTGGCATCTAGGTTTTCAGTAACAAGATTTCCGGTTTTATCAAATCCTATAATTCGAACTATACTTTCACCTTGTTCATTATCAATGATACTTGCGTATACAGAATCTCCTCCTGCTATGGTGTTGTATACCATTGTAAGGTTAGATAACTTGTAATCCGCATGACTAAATCTAGATAGGTCAAATGAACTAGGTGTATTGAAGTTTGTAGAAAAAGTTATATCGTTATTTTTTATAAATGTATCATCTAACCATATTTTCTTTGAGGTTATCCATCCCTTATCAGGTAATATGTTTGAAATTAAATCTGAAAAATTATTGTCGTTCAAATATATTGATGAGTTAAATATACTGAATTTATGGATGTATTCAGGTTCTGACTCTGTTATTTGAATTTCAGAATCACCATTTACATACCACGCATTTTCTTTTTCCTTATGTTTTAAGGGGTTGTGAGTTCCGTTTTTTACGGAATATGCGTATTTCCCCGATGGGAAAGCAATCCATCCTTTAAAATCAGTAATTCTATAGTTTCCGTTTGTTAGCAATATTGCTCCGCCTTTTATTAGCGAATCTTCGTTATCTGCCCACATTATTAACCCGTTCATTTCGTAAGGCGATTTGGGAGCAATTCCTTCTAATGCCAATGATTCTGCTATTTCTTTACTAAATTCGTTAGGTGTACTATCCAGCTCATCGCTAACACCATCATTATCGGAATCAAATTTATATGGATTTGAGCCATTATTTATTTCTTTAGCATTAACAGCTCCGTCTCCGTCAAAATCTTCATTTGGATGTTCTAATAAATAAGTTTCTCGCAAGGATATTGCTTCTTTGTCGGGTGTTGTTATTAGTGAGTTTTCAACCTTTATATCTTTTATGAACAATTGAGGAATATATATTGATGTTATTAACAAGGAAATAAAAATAATAACAGCAGATATGATAATATAAACTTTCTTTTTGTTTTCCCTTTTGCTTTTATCTGCTTTGCGTTTAATATCTATAAAAGTCGGAGTTGTGTTATATGGTTGATATCCGGCGTTCTCTTTATTTCTAACTTTATCTAATAAATCCAAGCTAATTACACCCTTTCTTTTTTATTTGTCCCTATAAATATTATGACCGATACTTTGAAAAATAAAAAAATAGAGAGAAAAGTAAAGCTTTTCTCTCTATTTTAATCATGTTGAGTGATGTTTAGCCCTGACGAGTTCTTCGCCAATCTTCTTTTTCAAAGCTCTCATTCTTTCGTGAGAACTCATTTTTGATGTGGCGATGTTTATAGCTGCAGGCTCTCCAACAATAACTACCTTTTCTTTCGCACGTGTTATTGCTGTATAAAGAAGGTTTCGTTCAAGCATAATAGAATGTTCTCTATTGTGTGCGATAACAACACCTTTATACTCAGAACCCTGACTGCGATGAACCGTAATTGCATAAGCAAAGATAAGTTCAGAACATTGTAAGTAATTATATTCGATTACTTTTCCGTTATCTAAAAGAACGCTTACAACCTCATTAAAGTCATCAATTTCCCACACAACACCGCAATCACCATTAAAGACATCGCGATCATAGTCATTGGTAGTCTGCATAACCCTATCGCCAACACGAAACTTAATTTTTTCATTTTCAGTAAGCATTGTCGGCGGATTAAGTTTTGCTCGTATAATTTCATTAAGGTCTTCAGAAGCCGTATGGCTTCTTCCTTTCTTTCTCATTGGAACGATACAGGATACATTTTGAACTCCGTATTCATCAACAAGAGCAAGATATTCTGAAATGACAGCTTCACGCGCATCATCTTTCTCTGCGAATTTGAATCTACAAGTGATATCTTCGAAGTTTAGAGAAGCAAACTTTGCACCTTCGTTAATACGTTTAGCGTTAATTGCTATTGTTCCGTGCTGACGAAAACAAAGGCGTAACGTTACGCTTGGTACACAAACAGAATCACATAAATCTTTGAAGAAGTTGCCCGGCCCTATAGGGGGGAGCTGATATGTATCTCCAACAAAAACTACACGCATATTGTTGGTTACTACCATTTCCATTATACGGTGAGCTAAATAAATATCGATCATTGAAGATTCATCAACAATTAAGAGTTTTCCTTTGTAAAAAGAATCATCTTTATTCTGAACCCATTTCAACGTCATTTTCTGAGCGGTTTCTGCCGGACAGTGCGTAAGGTCAGCAGCTCTACGAGCAGCTTTTCCTGTGGGAGCACATAAACAGACGCATTCTTCAGGTTTATCTTTATTCTTAAAACTAGTCCAAGCTTTAACTATAACGTTTAAGATTGATGATTTACCTGTACCGGGTCCACCTGTGATAACAGCAATATTATTTTGCAATGCTGCATATACAGCGTTTTTTTGTTGCTCTTCGAGATGAAAACCCGTATCATCCTCAAAGTCAGATATCACATCATCTATTAAAGTTTTCTTTGCAGCCTTACAAGGTTTACTCAACAAACTTGCGATAGATTCAGAAATATACAATTCCGCGTCATATAACCTTTTTGCATAGATATTACTACCTTCTTGAATGACACGCTCGTTTGCAATTTCTTTTGCTAAAGCGTTTGCAATCTCTTCCATGGAGACATTGGGTAATAAATCTTCTAATGCAGATTGTAGTCTTGGAAGAGTTGTGTAACAGTGTCCGTCATCGCCAATTTTGACAAGGCAGTATGTTATAGCGGCAGCCAACCTATCAGGGTCGTTTTCCTTAACTCCGTTCTTCCGCGCAATTTTATCTACAGTCTTAAAACCAAAACCATCTACATCAAAAATTATTTTATATGGAGTTTTCTTGATTATTTTGACTGTGTTTTCTTTGTAATGCTCGTACAAAGTTATTGCTTGTTTTGGTGTTAAATTAGCATAACTTAAAAGAATTTGAAAAACCTGAGAGTTTGCTTCACTCTCGTGGATTTTCTGTGCTTTCTTCTTTGATATACCTTTAACGGTTGCCAGCTTTTCAGGGTCGTTTCTTATTACATCAATTGTATCAGTGCCGAAAGCTTCGATGATACGATGGGCAAGTTTTTCTCCTATTCCGCTTATGGCGTTGGAAGTCAAGTATCTTTCGATATCCGATAGCGACCCGCCAACTAACAATTCGTATGATGTAAAATTAAATTGTTCTCCGTATATAGGGTGAGTAATAAACTCGCCTTCAAGCTTCATTCTTGTATTAAGAGTAACTCCTATTATTTTTCCGGAACAAGAGTATGTGCCGCCGTGTTCTTCTCTTAACTTAAAGGCAGCCCAACTTTCTTTGGCACAAACAATATGAGTTATCTCACCAATTAAGATAGCCATATGATTCTCCTTTCTAAGGATTTTTTAACATGTTTATCAACCGCTCTTTAAGTCTGCTGTACCTTACACCAGTATCAGAGGTGTTAACTGATACTTCAACTGCTGTAGGTTCAGCAAGCACAAGAACACGTTTCTTTGCACGAGTTACTGCAGTATAGAGCAAGTTTCTCTTAAGCATATTTGAAGGATTTGCAGGTAATACAACAACCACATTTCTAAACTCAGAACCTTGCGAACGATGAATTGTCATAGCATAAGCTAATTCTAAGTCGTCAATATTATCCTGAGGCAATACAAATGTTTTAGTGGAAAGTTTTATCACAATACCTTCAAGTGACACATCTTGAATTATGCCTAAGTCACCGTTATAATACCCAACATTATAGTTGTTAGATAAAAGAACAACTTTATCTCCAACTCTGAATGTTTTAGAACCGTGTCGTTGCTCTTTCTTTTCCCCTGAAGCAGGGTTTAGCAGGTTTTGCAGTAGAGTATTAAGTGCATATACTCCGTTCTTTCCTTTTCTTGTAGGACAAAGGAACTGGAGTTCAAATAAATTATGAGGATTCCACAAATGCAAGGCATACATAATAGAATAAACAGATATATCATCCTCATTACTTACATTAATAGTTGAATATTCGTCATTCTCTATAAAAGCACAAACTCCATTATTAATACGATATGCGTTTTGAATTATTGGTGATTGCAATCCTTGTCTATATACAGTTTTTAACTGTACTTTAGGAATTGCATCTGATGCTAACATATCACTTAACACATTGCCGGGTCCAACCGAAGGTAACTGATCTATATCACCAACAAATAATACCAAAGCACCTGAAGGAACTGCTGATAAAAAAATATTAGCAATTTCAATGTCAATCATCGAAGTTTCATCAACAATGAAAAAATCACCTTCAAGAGGATTGTTTTCATTTCGGTGAGTAACATCATTTCCAAAAGGCGCATATTCAAGAAGCCTGTGTATAGTTGTAGCACTTTCTCCTGTACATTCACTCATACGTTGAGCTGCTCTTCCTGTAGGAGCACAAAGAACAACCTTTTTATCTGGATTAAGCTTCTTATATGCACCTATGAGCCCGTTGATAACTGTAGATTTGCCTGTACCGGGTCCGCCAGTAACAATAATTACGCCACTTCTTTTAAGAAGTGTAAAACATTTTTTTTGCTCAGGAGCATAAGAAATTTTTGTATCGCTACAATTATTTTCAGCCCATTCTACAATATTTTCTTCATAATTGAGTTCAATAGCGGAATCTTGTAATCTACGAATGTTGTTTGTTACACCCGTTTCTGCCTTATATAGACTTGACGAATAAATTGCCTCTGAACCATCATCCAGATAATCGAAGACAAAAGAATTATTATTTTCAAGACCTTTAATGAATAAGGTAGCGGGAACAGATTCTGTATAGGCACCTCTTCTTAATATTCTTTGTGCTTCTCGACACAAAACACTTTCATAGGAATGTGTGTGTCCCTGCTGAACACACCGTTTCATAGCTTCTATAAGGACATAATGTATGCGCCGATTATCAGTTGCGGATAATCCGTGGTCCTTGCTATATGAATCGGCTATGATAAAATCAACTCTACATTGTGAGCAAACTTCATATGGATTTCTTTTTAATTCATCCACAACGCCGACAGAATACCTTTTAACCATCTTCGTTACATTGTTCCATGTTGCACCGTAAGGGCGCAGAAGCTCAAATAACTCACGATGAATTCCTGACTCTCGAACAGAATCATAAAGAATAGCAGCCCTTTCCAATGGTAATTCTGTTATCTCAGAGAACTCGTTAACGGAATGCGTTTTAATATAATTAAACACATCTCCGTTACATGCCGACAAAACCCTGCCTGCAACAGTTTCAGAAATGCCATCACATATATTTGTCAGGAACTGCATAGCACTTAATTCGCTCCATGTTTCTTCTGCAATACGTTCACTTTTTACATAATATCCTTGATTTTTAGAATTACGCAATTCTCCTTTAATTTTCAAAGGAGTGAATGGCTTATATTCAGGAATAACTCCAAATATAAGTAATTCTTTTGACAAGAAATCATACTGCTTTTTAAGTTCGAATATGTCGTCAACAATAAGTATAAACAACGATTCGCCTGTATAAGCATTACGTTTTATGATTTTTTTGAAAGTACCGCGTGTTTCAATTATTTTCCTTTCATCACTCATTGATATTAACCTCCTTTTCTCAAGAATAAATTCCTATAATATATAGTGACACATAGAGGTTAGTGACAAGAAAAAAGCCCTCGTAAGAGAGCTTTTTCCTTTAAGGAGAGGATCTATGAAAGCATCAAAAATGCGTCGTAATCAAACAACTTCTTCAAAACCTATCTTCTTAATATCTTTTTCAGATATGTTTATGATACTTGCCATAATCGAAGATTGCATTGTTAAAGCCTCGGCTTTAACATTTTCTGTGCCAACAATCTCAAGTGCATCATCAAGGTATCTCATTAACTTGTAATTAGGAATTTCTTGGTTGTTACCAAGCAGATTAAGAATAGAACTTGTAAGTCTATGTCTGACACGGACTTCGGCTCGCTCTTCTCTTGTATGAAAATATTTTTCAATACGCTCCCACTCAACATTGATAGGTCCTATAGGGAAGATCTGACGAGTCAGAGGTCTATAACCGTTGCTGTAAATAGAAGAGATCTCGTTCCATACGGCTAACTGCTTACTGTTGGATTCAGCATCAGAATCCATAGCATTAAAATCTTCTGTGTTTGGAACATGACGAATTTCCCTTAGCAAAGCATCGTTATTTATAGATAATCTGATATATGTATTATCCTCATAAGTATAAACAGCGGCATGTACACTGAAGTTATATGGTGTGGCAACATTGTTCGCGCAAGCCCATGCAACTTTTCGATCCACTTCCTGCTTTGCATAATCATAAATGGAAATATCGTTTGGTCTCTGAAGAATACCTAATGCTATATCATCAACAAGATTTTCTATTTCAGCGGCAAGAAGCTGAGCATAAAACTTCTTCGTTCTGTTAATTACTTTATTCTGAATCATGGTTAATGCAGATTCAACAGCAGACATATCTTTGCCAATTATTTTATAACCTTTAATTATTGTTCTCAAAGAAATTCACTCCTTATTCTGATTTACTATAAACATAAACTTGGGCAGTATATGTATTAAGGTCACATTTTATGTAGTAATCATATTCGTCACCCTGAATTACAAAAGCATACTGCTTCTCACCACTTTCTATGGCAAAGTCAGGGCAAAAACCGCAAATACGACTCATTTCATCCTTGTTTTCAAGTAGATTAAAGGTGTTGCTTTCTTTAAGATATTTCATAACATCTTCGGTTTCCGTGTGAAATGTAAGGGTATCGGCAATTTTATCAAGATAAGATATTACAGAAATACAGTTGTCTTTAATATCGCAATCTATTACGGAAATCAGACCATGTTCTTTGTTTTCAGGCGTATTACAAAGAACCGAAAAATCAGTTACATTCTTTGCAATATGGTTATTCATTATCTTCACCTCCTTTTGATAGAATTTACTGTGAAATTCACTGTATCTTTTTCGTTGGTTTATAGTAATCGTTATTGATATTATGGAAAATACTAACAACACCATCGACACGAACATTATAAATACTGAAAAAATAATGCTAGTTATGTTTTCGTTGCACAATATTTTTAAACCAACGGCAAAAACAAAAGAGAGAAAAACTATGGCCGCGAAAATAATTTCAAGAACACGAATTAGTCGCAACATCTTAAGACTCATCAGAAACACTCCCCTTAGGTGCGACCACTGTAGTCGCACTTTCTTCCTCCTTATTAATAGAAGCAGAGTCAAACTCTGCAAAAGGAGAGGTTTTAGCTATTTCTCTTAGTCTTTGATTGTTAATATGAGTGTAAATTTCTGTTGTTGTTGTGTGCTCGTGACCAAGAATTTCTTTAAGTTCAAGAAGGTCTGCACCTTTTTCGTGCAGAAGAGTTGCTGCTGTATGCCTGAGCTTGTGAGTAGAAAAACCGCGTCCACCAAGTCCTGCGGCCTGTAATGTTTTTTCGACAATTTTCTCTACAGCCCTCTGTGTTATTCTTGTTCTTCTGCGAGATACAAACAAGGCTTTTGAGTCAATAATATTTTCTATTTTTGACCTTCTGAGAAGCCAGTTATCAATAGCACTGATACAAGAACTATTAAGGTATATAGTTCGCTGTTTATTTCCTTTACCCATAATCTGAATTGTATCTGTGCCGATATCACTAATGTTAATATTAACCAGCTCAGAAAGACGCATGCCACAATTTAGAAACAGTGAAATAATGCAATAGTCGCGTTCAGGCTCTGACGTTTTCATCGAAGCTTTTAATAACATTTTCGATTCGCTTTCAGTAAGATATTTTGGCTGTCTTTTAGGCAATTTGGGTTTGTCTACTCTCTGAGCAGGATTATACTTAAAAACGTCAGGGTGAGAATCGCATAGATAATCGTAAAAAGTGCTTATCGCAGATAACTTATTACTTCTCGTTGAAGGAACAAGTCCTTCCTCTGATAAGAAATAAAGATATTTAAGAATTGTGTCATAAGAAACCGTTAACAACTCTTTTTCAGATATATCAAAAATCTTAATAGTAGTATATTCTTCTCTGGGAATATCATAAACTGTCATTTTAAGGTATCTCATAAACTGTCTTAAGTTTACATAATAGGTATTGGCCGTTTTACGAGATGAGCCTTTAATTGCTATTTCGTGACGAATATATTCCTCCAACAGGGGAGGTATATCATCATACTTGTTTATATATTTTCGCTGAGAAGTAACTTTTATATATGTATTTGAAATATGAATTCTCCTTTCTTTAATTTATTGTAAAAATTCGCGACAATAGAGAGGTTATTTCAAAATGTCGCAATTATATCTTGAGTTGTTTTTGTGAGGGGCAACGGTTTGACTCGCTACTATTGATTTGTTCTACTTTTCTATGGTGATTACTTCTTGCCTTACCCCTTAGCGACAACCCATTTTTGCTACAACTAACTTCTGTTTGAAGAAGTTGCTTCCTGCCGAAGCAGGCACACCCCGAGGCAACCACGGTGTATGAATTTTAAACGTTTGTTGCTTGACAATATTTGTTTTTTTCTAAAAAGTCGTAAGCACATTTACGTGCATCTTGTAATTTGCAGAACATCTCGTCAGAACCGCCTTTGTCAGGATGGTAAATCTTGGCTTTATCACGATATGCCATTTCTAAATCCATTGTGGTAAATTCTAAGCTTTTTAAATCAAGCATTTCCTGCCACCATTTTCTTTTTGAAGTAGAAGATGTTTCAGGCAAAAGTCTCATTGCAGAAAGCCAAGTACCTAAATCATAGATGCCTCTCTCACTAAGTCGTGCAAGATCTTCGAGTCCAAGAACGATTTGTGCAAATGCATCTGACCCATAGCTTATGTTAATTCCACGCTTTCTTGCATTTTCAACTGAATGTTCCAACTTGTATGTATGTCCTTTATATAAAAACTGTATCCATGCACCGTGACGAGTATAATCCCAATCGTATTCAGTAGCGCCTAAACGTTCCATTATTCGTGGTATTTTTGATTCGTATTTATCGGGTGTTTGATATACTTTCTTTGTACCCATTATTTTTCTCCTTTCTATACAACGATAGCTGACAGTAGAGTGTGATACATTTCGTCAACTGCATCTTTCTCTATAGTCAGAGTGTCTATTGTAGCTTTAAGTCTTTTGATTTCTTCATCTTTTTGAGATATGATTGCATCTTTCTCTTCGATAATTTCACAATCAACTTCTACACTTTCATTGTGCTTTTGTAAAGCAAATGCACTCAGAATAGCTTCCTCTACTGCCAGCATTTCCTTTGCGCTTAGGGTAGTTATGTAACCTCCAATAGCATCAATAGAAACCGGACACACCTCTTCACACAAAGCATAGGACTCAGCACCGGTAGACAAAATTAAAGCTCTTGTTGACATAGGGTTGACTTGTTTTTTTGTAAGATATACTACAAGGACTTTTTTCATAGATTTGTTAATCTCATTATTAGAGACGATAATTGCAGGTCTTGATGTTGAAACAGAATGTCCTCCAATATAGTATACTTCTCCACGCTTATAATCTCGGGCAAATAAGATATTATCATCGGAAATTTTTGTTGATAACGACTGAAAATCACTAAACTTTTCCATTGTTAAGCCCCTTCTTTTTTTCTTGATACTACTAATTTAACTAGATCATTATATAGTCTTTTTTGAACTGTAAGTTCTTTTTCTTTTGTTCCTAATTGAATCTTTAGAGAATCTATGGTTGCATATAATTCTTCTGTTGATTCCTTGGGTTCGGTTTGGTTTAAACTAGGTTTATTTACAACATCTTCCTTAACATTTTCGTTTAATCCCAATGATTTAAGCATTCCTAATTCAATTAAACGCATTTGCTCATCGGAAATTGTAGTTATGTATTTGCCAAATCTTTCAATTGATACGGAAGTTATTTGTTCGCACAAAGCATAAGAAGGCGATACATCCAATTCACTTGTATAGATCGCTACATGTTCCGTACATTCAGTTTGTTGCTTTGAGGTTAAAAATACTATTTCATAAACAGCATTTTCACTGTTTATATTGTCATTCGATACAATAACAGCTGGTCTTCCTTTAGGCATTTCTTCTCCAACTGCTCTATTTGAAGATAATATGTAATATACATCTTTTCTTTTATGTTTGCCGAGATCGGTTTTTCGATTATTAGCGATATCATCATATAAAGTGTCAATTCGGTGTTGCTCCAAAGGAGTCTTTTTAGGTAATATCGGTCTGTTTGAAGACATACAACTTAACTTTCCTTTCTTTTTGAGTTGTGTTGAGGAGAAAATTATCTCCTAAATATATTATGACTCTGCTACAACTATCTTCCGTTTAAAGTAGTTGCTTCCTGCCTAAACAGGCTATCCCCGTAACAGCTACGGTTTAGAAGTTAATGGTCTTCTATATATATAATGACTAAAATTTCGTTATTTTTTCTTATATATGAGCGTTTTTGCAAAAATAATTAAATTTTTGCGAAGTTTTTCTAGTTTTGTTTATCTAACAAAGAAAACACCGCGATTTAACGGTGTTTATCTTGATGTCAATTATAGAAGAATAGTGACAGAAATCTTTCCTGATGCGATATTATCTTTTAACAAAATCACTTCCTACTATTGTAGGCTCTTCCTGTAACAGTTACAGTGCGTTTAGATTATTATTTCAGTCCAACAGCTTCTCTTGCTAATTTATCGGCTAATTCGTTGTATTTGCTTCCTGCGTGTGATTTTATGTGGTAAAAATTTATTTTAATATTTTTCATTTTTTCTCTCATAAAAGCAGCATATTTTCTTGTTTCTTTTTTATTAGCCTTCCAAGAGCCGATTGCCCAATGCTCAATACCTATGTAATCATAATACAAATCGATTTCCTTACATTTGGAGTTTATCGCAAACTCTACTGCATATTTTGCTGCAAGTATTTCGCCTGCAATATTTTTCATTAAAGTTAATTGTTTATCAGAACCCGAAAAATTATGTGTTATAATGCCTTCATCGCATACAAAAACAACGCCTGATCCATATTTGCCATCTACATAACTTCCGTCAATGTAAGCAATAACTTTATCTCGCATTGTATTCTTGGAGTGCGTTTTTGAAGATATCTTTGTGGATTCCACATATTGACACGCTCCGTTTGGGGAGGAGGTATCGCGTTCACCATAAACAAAAGCGTATGCTTCATCTTCGTTTATGAATTTTTTGAATTTTGCTCCAGAGAATTCGTGAACCTGCTCTTTGCATTCTGACCAAGTGTGATATATACCGGGTTTTCTTCCGACTCTCACAGCGTAATAGTATTTTACGACCATAGAGTTCTCCTTTCACATATTTATCTTATTCTGACGAACTTTTATTGAAAATTTTAGAAAACTTAGACTCGAATAACGTTGTATATTTTGCTACAACTAACTTCTGTACGAAGAAGTCGCTTCCTGCCGAAACAGGCTATCCCCGTGGCAACCTCGGTTGTACAACTTATTATTCATCTGAATTTTCGGATGTAATTAATGCGTTGTAATCGAAATCTCCTAAATTCCGATTAACCTTTGATATACGATTGTTATCAACAAAACAGGATTTTTCTTGCTTTGTGTTATTACATACACGACATTTGGGTAGTTTTATTTCTAATTCGTCTTCAAGTTTCGTTATCATAATATGTTTACTCCTCTGCTTTTTCAGCTTTTTTATTACACTCTCCCGCATAATAACATTTATTGTTATTTTTGCAATAAATGCAATGACCTACCGGTGTTCCAAGCTCATTGTATAGCGTTGAATTTGTGCAAATACTTGTGCAAATTACTTTTGCAGTAGATGCTGATAGAGAAATTGATGTGCTTTTTATGGGAGTGTAATTGACACAGCTCTTTATAATTCCAATGAACTCAAAAAAAAGCTTACTATCTATCATATCTCTTACATGTATTAAATGAGGTTTTTTATAAACCACTTTTGCTATTTGTTTATCACAATACATCAGATATCCAGAGCCATCGCTTTTATCAAAGATTAAATGTTCCTCAATAAAAGAATCTACTACAAAATCAAGTAATGTGGCCCGATCTGATATAGATAAAACCTTAAAGAAATATGGGGTTAACTCTGACACTGCCGCATTATAATCTTCATTTATGATACAAAACCTTCGTTTTGCTTTAGCAGGATATTCATTCTCCAATTCAGCAAGCTTATGTCCATATCTATAAAGATAAATACTTCCATCTTCTTTTGAAAGTGATATAGTACCATATGCCACAGCTTTACTGCCCGTAAAACCATCAAGCGCCACACCTGAACCAGTATTTCGAGCGAATGAATTTAATATGTCATCTTTACTGTACGATGTATTATCATTCTTGACTTTATTCTTTTTACTAAATAGTTTCATATAACCTTCCTTTCATCTCTGAAAACAGAATGTAATAGGTATGCTTTATGGCTTTTGTTGCAACTAACTTCTGTTTGAAGAAATTGCTTCCTGCCGAAGCAGGCTATCCCCGTGGCAATCACGGTTAATAAATAGTATTAAGATTTTGAAAGTAAAATTGATGCAATCATTCCTAAAACGCTTATAGTTCCTATAATTATAGTTGATATAAAAAATATTGTAGGGTTGATCCAGATGAAGAAATGAGATAATTCTAATGAGATAAGTGTGCATAATATATCTATAATAAAAAGTATAAAACACACTATAGTTGCATTTATTATAAAGTTATGTAATTTAGTTCTAAATTTCATAAGACACCTCAAAGAAGTGAAAAAGGTAGGAAAGAAGTAAAAAATTTTACGAACTTAAAAAAGAAATGAAATTTCATTTGTTTATATTAGTATTTCTTATATGGTTAAAGCATTATAACCCAAAGCACAGCATACAATTCCCATTATAGGTAACATTATTTCGAATCCGCTAACAAAAACAAATGGAATTATAGATAAATCAGAGAAATATGTAGGAACGATCCAAAAGGCTGATAATGGGCCTGCAATGAACATAATAACGCCTAAAAAATTAAAATGATTTCAAAAGTTTTCAATCCAGTCACCTTAAATCTCATTTACACTGGTTTAAATACATACACACCATCATCGACAATAGGGAAGGCTGTATAATTAAGAGAAGAAAAAATCTTAAACCAATATGCTTTCCTATTATCATCAGACATTGAAACGATATAATTTCCACAATTTTTCTTTACATAGTTTGTAATGGTGGTTTTCATATAACCCTGATGTCTGTGTTTAGGAAGTAAATAAGCATCAGATATTATGTAATCAGCTTCATTATGCCATTCAGGAGTTTTCTGAATATGAACAAAACCGATAACGTCTGAGGTTTCTTTATGTTTTATATCAATCCGGTTCATACCTTTAAAACGTATTTTTGCTATTTTGGATATTGTTTCAGAGTTTTCTTCAGGATAAATTTCTTTTAAGTATTTCTCATATAATTTCATAATATAGCTCCGTTTTAATTATTTTTTACGAACTAATAGCACAACCGCTGTAATTATCCAAATAATACCAAATGTTAGGGAAGCACCCACAGTGAATGGGTGTGTCTCAAATGAAACGATCATATTGTAAGTCGTATTTGGATCTATTAGATATTTTAGGTGATAAAGTAAATTAACACCAACGATTCCAATAAGTGCGAAAGAACTTATTAGAAAAAGAGTAACTACTAAATAGATAATTATTTCATTTAACTTTTTAAATTTCATAAAACACCTCAGATAGAGTGAACTGATTTAAGTAAGCTACCGTTATAAAACTAAATGTTTTTATAAAAATTCCTTTCAAAACATAGTTTTAGTGGGAGGAACCAGTATCTTGAAGACAACAGCAACGCAAATATCATCAGATATGTTTGATGCAGAACTCATACTTATCATCTTAACTTCGTATGGACCCTTAACAATGCTCTCGTTTATTTTATTAGTTACATCATCAATAGAACCCTTATAAAACTTCACAAAATCTCTTTTATCAAGCAATAACAAATCATTTTTTCGTCTTTGATATTCTCGCATTTTATTCAGAACTTCGGATTTTGTTTTTCCGCTGAAATTTATACGGTTTGGGGACCCATCTGGCTTGTAACCATCCATTAATTGACCGCGCCATGAACCATTACTTCTTTTTGAAATAGAACCCTCTCCGTTAGAGCGTTTTTTTGCCATAAATATATACCTCCTGATTAACAACAAAACGCTTAATATGTAAGGCTTTGTGGTAATTATTATCTGTACTTTGGGAGTTGAAAATCTCCCTTTCTGATCAAAAAACCACAACGAGGGCAACGAACATCGTAACTATTATTTTTTTCTCTATATTTTAATCGTTGCATAGTCTTTTCGTACCATTCATCAGCATTTGGGTTAGTGTGATTTATTATTTTCTTCATATTCATTTCTATAAAATTCTCCTTTGATAATTCTGACCGAGGCATAAATAACATATAACTATCTAGATAATATCTAAAGTGCCTCTTATTGTTTTTACGAACTAATAGCACAATTGCAGTTAGCAATCGTATAACTCCCATTATTAAAAAAAGAACGTGGTGTAGGGAGATGAGCTTGCTGAAACGAGTACATCATATGTAACGCTTGAATTTAATAGATATTTATTGTGATAAGAATTGAGCCTTAGTTAAAGCGTTCGGATTTTGTTTTGTAAACTGATTCAATTAATAACCTTAAAAAGCAAGACACAAAACCCACAATAAAAGAAATCACGCTAACATTGAAAAGGAATTTGAATGTTTGAAGATTCATATTAGTCATAAGGCTACCATAAATAATAAAAGAAGCAAAAAGACAAATAAAAGAAATTACTATAATTACTTGAATTATTAAATTAAAGATTTTCATAAATTTTCCCTTCAAAATATAGTTTTATTGGGAGGTACCAACATCTAAATCCCCTAAAGTTCGTAAAACTTTTATTTTACGAACTAACGTTCTTTCTTTCACGGTGAGATATATAGGTATCTTCCCCATTTGATTTGTAGATTTTTACCACTGTTTCAAAAGCACAACACATTTTTGTGTGCAATAGTAGTTCTTCAGTTCGGGTGCGTTGTATTGTTTGTGTTTGCTACAACTAACTTCTGTTCGAAGAAGTCGCTTCCTGCATTGACAGGCTCACCCCGTGACAACCACGGTGCTTTATTT